GTTTTAGATCTTGTTTCCAAACAGAGAAGTAAGGCAAAGAAGGTTGAAGTTCTTAAGAAGTATGAACATGTTTCTTTAAAAGCAGTATTGATTTGGAACTTTGATGAAAGCATAATTTCTATGCTTCCTGAAGGAGAAGTTCCTTATTCTGGATTTGAGGATCAGGCATCATCAAATGGAACTCTGAGCACTAAAATCACAGAAGAAGTCCGTAGAATGCATGAAATGGATTCATTTTCTATGGGTTCGAGTGATAAGAACGGACACACTACAATTCGTAGAGAGTTTAAGAACTTCTATCACTTTCTTAAGGGTGGTAATGATGCTATGAGTGGTGTTCGTCGTGAAACGATGTTCATTAACATTCTTGAGGGACTTCATCCATTAGAGGCAGAGATTATTTGTCTTTGTAAGGATAAAAAACTTTCCGATAGATATAAGATCACAAAAGAAATTGTAAGTGAAGCATATCCAGACATTACTTGGGGAAATCGTTCATAATTATGGCAAATCAATTGGGAAATGCTCCCATCAAAATAGAAGAGGAACAGTCTATGACCTCATGGACATCATCAGAAAAAGAAAATTCTAAATCCGTATATGGGTGTGATATACTGATAGAGAATGGGACTTGGGAACAAGTATCTACTAAAGATTGTCCTTATGATGCTATGATAATCACTTATGTGGTTGATGGAGAAACGAGATATGATTTGACTCGTAGTCAGAAAGAAGTTCGTATCTTTAATATGTACTGGGATAAGTTTCGTGACAATCTAAAGGGCATTGGTTTTGGTATGGGAAGAACCAATCCAAAACTATGGGGACTGGAACCACCACCCCCAACCAAAAAGCGGAAATAGTTCCAAAAAAGTCGAATAAAAAATCTCCAGCAATTTTTTGGTCTGTAGGGTCGATTATAAAATTGTCACAGCACCTCTTCACAGGGGTGCTTTTTCGTTTATAATACGGGAGTAGTCAATCACAATGACATGACACTCGAAATGATTCCCCTAACTCCATCTGATCTTCAAAGACCAAAAAGAATTTCACCTTTAGTAGATTGTAAATTAAAACTTTTTTTGTCTTGTATTAATGATGTTTTATTTTTAAATCCCGAAAGTATTTCTGCATTATCAGATGATGATCTTTCTCTTGTGGATGATGAAATTTGGTTTTTGTATTCAACACTTAAAGTTAAAAAATCTTATTTTGAGTCTTTAGATTTGCCTGAGTATCATGATGATTATGAACAACTTGAAAAAATTATAAGAAAAATGGTTATTGCAAAAAGATTTATCAAAGAGATTGATAGAGAAAAATACTTTCGTCTTTTTAAAAGGTATGATCTACTTTCCGACAAATATACGAATAGAGAAGAACTTAAATTTTTTATTCGTTCTATTAAATCTGAAATTAATGATTTGTTCACTAGTAAATCTCCTAGAATTTTTTCTAAAATGTGTGAATATATTCTTGATAATTATGGTGATGAAGCATTGAATAAAATGACAACATCCGTTATTTTTAACAAATCTGAGTGTGGGGTTGACTAAATAAGGTATAGGGTCTATAATAGACCTAACGTTCATCCGAGAGATCGGACGCAAGTAAGTCGCGGAACGGAGAATTGGAATGATTTACTACACTTACTACTCTTACGAACCCTTTGGGAGAGGCTACATTGGTAGTAGAGGATGTGAGTGTAATTCAGTGGAGGAGGATAATTATTTTGGTTCCTACGGAGACAAAACATTTAATCCTTCCTGTAAAATCATTCTTACCGAACATACTACGAGAGAGGAAGCAGTTGAAGCAGAAGTAAAACTCCATAAGTTTTACCAAGTTGATACTAATCCTCACTTTGCTAATAAAGCAAGGCAAACATCTGTTTTATTCTCTTACTCTGCTCCAAAAGGAGAGAGATCTGGAGAAAAACATCCTTGTTTTGGTAAAGTTCGTGTTACTGACGGTAAAAATGAACGAGTAGTTTATGAGAATGACATTCCTTCTGGTTGGTGGAAAGGTAGAAGTCGTAATCCACAAGAATACACTAATACTAAATCCATAACATATAACAGAGGTAAAATGTATGATGACTTTCTAAAAGATGTAAGTGAAGATAAATCTATTTTATCTGTATCCGATAGAAAACTTGCAGAAGTTTATCAAACATCTCATACTTCTATTCGTCGCTGGAAAAAATCACTCTAATCGTTCATCCCATGTTAGAACTATTATTCTACACAACCCTCACCTGTCAGCAAACTGATGCTATCATCCTGCGTATGCAGAAAAATGAGAACATTAGTAATGCCTTTAGGGTTGAGTTGGTTGAGACAATGAAGGAGTCAAATCCTGAATGTTATTGGGACGCAAACGACTAAAGGAACGACTGAAGGAAACACTTTTATAAATAAAAGTGTACGTTCATCCCATCAGATAATGAGGCAGTGCTCTAAATGTTCTGAATATAAACCTTTATCTTCTTTCTACTCTCAAAAGAATAGAAATGGTTCAATCACATTGAAACAACAATGTAAAGAGTGTTATAACAATTCCCGCAAGAATAAGTATAACAGTGATAAAGAATTTAGAACTAAAAGAGCAAAACAAATTCAACAGTATAAAAGTGAAAGAGAATCATCTGATAGTGAATTCTATTTAAGAAAGCATCTATCAAGAAGAATTAGACAAACTTTGGTAAAACAGGGTGAATCTAAAATTCTCTTTAATCAATATGGTATTGATGTAAACTCAATATTGTTGAATATTGGAGAAAGACCTTCTCCAGATTATCATTTAGATCATATTCTTCCAGTTTCCGCCTTTGATTTTACAGACCCATTTCAAGTATGGGCTTGTAATCATAAAGATAATTTAAGGTGGTTGGATTCTAAAAAGAATATGGAAAAAAGTGATAAACATTCTCCAGAAGATCTTTTAAAGTATCTGCAAGAGATGAAATCTGAATGGGACGCAAGTAGAGCATAAGGGAACGGTACGTTCGGAAAGGAAATCATCTCAACCTTTCTGCGTTCTATGCTCCAAGGAACGGGGATTAAAAACCTCTATTACTTTAGGAGTAAAATCATGTCTACTATCACTTATCGTGGTGTTAAGTACAACCCAGAAGCATACAAAGCTGCTGTGTTGGCAGAGCAAACTGCAACTCGTAACCACAATCTCATGTATCGTGGTATCAAAGTCGAACGCAAGTTTGCATCACAAAGTTGACGATTATCGCACTTAACTTTCCTGAGGGTTGCAAGACCCTCTTTTTTTATGCTATAATGGTATCGAAGTAATATAGTGTATGGAAAAAGAAAGGGTTAATTTGATTATTCGTAATTTGGAACTTCTTTTGGATTCTCTAAAGGCAGAAGTAAATTCTGATAGAGATGATAAGGTAGACTATAATCCATATAGTGAATATATTGAAGATTATGATGAAGTCTATGATGAGAAAAATGATTGAAACAAAAAAAGCAAAAGAACTTGTAAAACTGCTTGAAAGACTGATAGAGAAAGATTACCTCTATAGTGAAGAAAGAATCAAAGAAATGAAATCACAACTGCGTTCGGTAAAACAGCAGATTGTTGATATAGATAAAAAGAACTCAAAGGGATTTGGAAAATGAAACCAGTAACATCAAAAGATCTCCTTGAGATGGATAAAAATCTCCAGGTTGTAAAACTTGGAGCAATTCCAAATCCTCAACAGATGGCATGGTATGCAGGAAAGCAAGATTACTCAGAATATCCAATCTACACAAAAACACCTCCAGATGAAGAAAAGGCAGGAAAGTGGGTTGTAGAGCAACTTCTTGCAAACGATAGAGGTCATTATGGTCCTTTGGAGCATCCTGGACTGATTATGAATGTGTGTGGTTACGTTCACAATGTAATGGTTCAGGCAAGAACTCATCGTGTCGGTGTGAGTTTTGATGTGCAGTCACAACGATACACTGGGAAACGTGTTCTTAAGGTTGCAGAAGGTGAACTAAGTCCTGAGGATGTCTTCTACGTGCGTCCTGCGGGGTTCTATACCAATCGTAAGGGTAAGAAGTATGATTGGACGGAAGAGAATCGTCAAAGGAAACTAGGACTTGCTCTTGCTGCATGTAAAGAGTATTCAAATGATTATCATGAAATTGGTGCATCCGAAGAACATATCCGTGATTATCTTCCGCAAGGAATTCGTCAGGATTTTGTAGTTTCATTCAACCTTCGTTCTGTATTGCACTTTCTTGATCTTCGGTCAAAACTTGATGCACAAATTGAGATTCAGGCACTCTGTGAACAGATGTGTCCTATCATTAAAGAATGGGCACCAGAAGTTTGGGATTATTATGAGACTAAGCGTCTTCACAGAGCAAAACTTAGTCCATAAATAAATTATCCTGACATAAGTACATCATTTAGGAGGTGGAAATTTTGGCAACATACCCAATTATTAATAAAGAAACTGGTGAACAGAAAGAAGTCGTTCTGAGTGTTCATGAATGGACAAAATGGTGTGATGATAATCCTGAATGGACACGAGATTGGTCAGATCCATCTACTGCACCTATGGCAACAGATGTTGGTGAATGGAGAGATAAACTTGTGGCAAGAAATCCTGGATGGAATCAAATACTGAGCCGTGCTCAAAAAATGCCAGGTTCAAAAGTAAGTAAAATCTAATGGCAAGAAGAAAAAGAGCATCTGTAAATGATCAACCCATTGGAGTTGGTCTTTCAACAAAGCAGATGAAAAAAAAGAAACCACTAAGTTCTTCTTACTTAGTAGACATAGACCCACTTAATGAAAATCAAAAAAGACTGTTTGATTCTTATAAGGAAGGAAAGCATTTAGTCGCATATGGTTGTGCAGGGACAGGAAAGACCTTTATAACCCTCTTTAACGCACTTAAAGATGTATTAGATGAGAATACTCCTTATGAGAGAATATACCTTGTGAGGTCTCTTGTAGCAACCAGAGAGATTGGGTTTCTTCCCGGTTCTCATGAAGATAAGGCAGACATCTACCAAATTCCATATAAGAATATGGTAAAGTATATGTTCCAGATGCCAAGTGACGCTGATTTTGAGATGTTATATGGCAATCTAAAATCTCAGGAATCAATTAAATTCTGGAGCACATCATTTCTTCGTGGAACAACTCTTGATAATGCTGTAATTATTGTAGACGAGTTTCAAAATTTGTCCGGGCACGAATTAGATTCTATTATTACTCGTGTTGGTGAAAATACAAGAATTTGTTTCTGTGGTGATGCTACCCAGTCTGACCTTACTAAAATGAGTGAAAGGAATGGTATTGTTGACTTTATGAACATCTTGCGTAAAATGCCATCATTTGATATGATTGAGTTTGGTATTGAGGACATTGTTCGCTCATCTTTGGTTAAAGAATATCTTATTGCCAAAATAGAATTAGGACTTTAATTTTTGACTGGTATTGTAAAAGAATATAAATAATAAGTATTCTTTTACAATACCTATTGTTTTTTATGTATCATTTCATTTATAAAACGTATTCTCCTTCTGGTTTATATTATTACGGAAGACATACCACTAATAATTTGAATGATGGATATTTTGGTAGTGGTAAATGGGTAAGATCTGTAAAAGATAAATCTACCTTAAAAAGAGATATTATTTTATTTTGTGAAAACCAAGAAGAACTTCTTAAAAAAGAAGAAGAATATATTTTAAAATACATAAATGACCCAAACTGTATGAATTTTAATGAAAAATCTGTAGGTTTTTCAATTTTAAATAATCCAAATACTTTATTAAAAGGAACTGAAATATTGAGTGAAAGAGTTAAAGGTGAAAAAAACGGAATGTATGGAAAAACTCACTCTGATGAATATAAAAAATATTTGAGTGAGAATATGAAGGGTGAAAAAAATCACTTTTATGGTAAAAAGCATACAGATGAGGTTAAGAAAAAAATTTCAAAGGCAAATAAAGGGAAAAAATTTTCACCACAAGTGATAGAAAAATTAAAAAAAAGATTTCCTGGGACTTCTCATCCTATGAGTAAATTAAGTGAAAATCAAATTATGGAAATCTATAATCTTGCTTGGGAAGGCAATTTGACACAAAAACAAATTGCCAAAATGTATAATGTTAGGCAAGGGCACATAACTAAAATTAAAAATGGAAAAATGTGGTCTAATATCACAAAACATAATAATGTGCTATAATATGTACAAAGTGAGGTCTTAATGTTTAATCATGTAGATTTGAATCTCCCTACTCTTGAGAGGGAGACTATTGATGGAGTCAGATACTATTCTGTTCCTGATGAAAAAGAACTCTTAAAACTAGTTTCTATCACTTCGGTGACCAGTCATTATAATAAAGAGACTTTCGTAAAATGGAGAAAAAGAGTTGGTGATGAAGAAGCAAATCGAGTTACAAAGGCGGCAACACGTCGTGGAACTGATATGCACACTCTCACTGAGTGTCACCTAAAGAATATAGAGTTGCCGAAAGTTCCTCCTATTTCTGAGTTCTTATTTAAGATTTCTAAGGG